AGTCTGATAATCCATCCTACCTTCACGTTCATCCAGTACCTCATTGATTAGAATCTTCATCTCCCTTGCATAGGATGGGGTGAAGAGTCTTCGAGGTTTGATGGTAGCAGGTTTGTATACCTGAGGTCCTGTTGGACCTTTGTAGTTAGGATCAGCAGGAGCACCCATTCCCTGAGTGTCTATGTAAGATCCTGGTATTGGTTTGTCACCCATAGGATTCCAATGGCGTATCACGCCAGCAGTAATAAAACAATTAGTGATAAGGTAAGTAATGAAAATAGTACTGCGAACAATACATACCGCATTATCATACTCTGTAGTTGTATGATCCGAGAAACTTCCCAAGGCATACTTCCATATCCTCAATAATTTAACCATTCAATTGATCAGGTTTGTTAGAGAATCCCATAGTAGTACGTCGATACCAAAGTTCTTGTACACCATCTTCTTCAAGTTCACTAAGTTTGTCCTGTAGTTGCTTAAGCTCTTCAGTAGTGTAGAGCCATGGCTGTTCTAGTGCTTTCCGTAATGCTTTCTTGGCTTTCATATAATTGATTAATTACTAAAGGTAATAGTCTGTACTCTGCCCTTTGAATACGCTGAGTTAATGTTTCAACAGTATCATCAGGACATATATTAACCACCGACTGCTCTATTATAGCACCACCGTCAAGCTCTTCGTTAACATAGTGGACAGTGCATCCTGTTTCTTTCTCTCCTGCTTCCATTGCTTGTTCCACTGCATGTAATCCCTTATACTTGGGCAGTAAGGATGGATGTACATTTATAAGAGGACAATGAAATGCTGCTGGATCTTTAACGACCCTCATATATCCTGCAAGGACAATAAGATCTACTCTCCATGCTTTAAACAACTGCCTCATACTATCTTCATTCTTTGCCTTAATACAGCAATGAGGAATACCAAATTTCTCTGCTCTTTTTGCAGCACCACATTCACTCTTGTTGTGTATCATTAACACAACCTCATGCTTGGTTACTGACCGAATTATGTTCTCGAAGTTCGTTCCGTTGCCAGAACACATTACTCCTAGTCTCATTTTTCTTTAGTGCGATTGATTAGTGAGATAAATTTATCCGCTGCGAACGTACCACCAACACAAACATCTATTTCGTCTCCATCATCCCACACAGGTTCACCATTCTTCTTTCTCATATCTAGAGCCTTCTCTAGATCATCTATAATCTTCTGTGTTATCTTCATCTTACTTCATACTCCCGACCTGTCATATCCCAATAAGATTGTTCTGGTGGTTTAGGATCATCATACCCTCCCTTTAATTTATTCTTATACTCTCTTTCATCCAATACTTCGTTAATTAATATCTTCATCTCCTCAACATATGTTGGAGTGAACAACCGTTGAGGCAATTTTATCATAGGTTTAAATACCTTATCGCCCGATCCTTTTTGATTTGGATCAGCAGGACCACTCATTCCCTGAGTGTCTATGTAACTTCCTGGCTTTGGTTTACTCATCTTTTTCTTTTAGTTGTTCTTTCCAAGCATCAATAAGGAGTTGCAACTCAAGGATGCGTTCCTCAGCGGTCTTGATTTTTTCTTCTAGATACTTCATGAAAATACAGCGTTAACGGAAACAACCCTAGCATTAGGGTTACGGGCAAGTGCTACTTTTCTTGCTTCATCATAGTTGCGGCACTGTACAGTCTCCTTAAAGACGGTTCCTGCAACGAATAGTTTTACTTCACACTTCATAGTTTGTAAGGACTAGTTCCTTCCTGCTTGCTTGATCTATATTATAGCACCCCACGGAGCGCATGGTATAAGTGTGTGCAAATTCCCCAACTGTCCACTCCTTAAATCGATCCTTCACGATCTGACTGGAATTGTATGAGACCAGCATAGGGGCAGTGAATTCGTCACATATCTTAGCAAAGTCATCATGGTCAAACTTCTTATGCATTCCACCCTTTCTACCATAAAGATTGTCTTTAATATCATATGGTGGATCTAAGTATGTGAACACACTCTTCTCGTCAGTCAACATCATCTCATAAGAAAGATTTGTTATTCCCCAATTTTGGATGAGTTCGCTGTATTCGGTAAGTCTGTCGATTCCACTGATGGAAAAGTTGGATTGTGACGCTTGTGGGCTGAAGGAAGAAGACTCAGTAAGACCACTAAAGGAACACTTATTAACGATATAAAAAGCGACGGCACGATCAAAGTTAGATTTTTCTTTGTCATTAATACTCTCCTTCATTATTTGAAATAAACATCGACATGAGTCATCATTAGGGTGAGAAATTTTAAGACCATTTATTTCTTTATAAAGGGCATTTCCATCATGCTGTAACTCAAACCAAAAATTATATAATGGTTCGTATAAATCATTAACCCATATCTTTATATCAGGATACCTCTTTGTAATCTCCAACGCTACTGAACCACCACCCAAGAATGGTTCACGAAACTCCTTGTATCCTTTCAAGTCAGGAAAATACTGTAGCAATTTAACTACAGCACGTGACTTTCCACCTGGATATCTAAGTGGTGTTTTCAATGACTTAAGAGTCTTTGGCATTAATAGAACCTCTGTCTAGCAACAGTTACCTGATCAAGCAACTCATTAATTGCTTCTGACATCTGACGATAACCAGATCCAACATACATCTGTCCTGCAAATACTGATACTGTTGCAGCACCCCAAAACAAATAATAGAATCTGGACTTAACCTGATGTCTTTGTTTCTTCTTTAGTTTAGTCATACTTATTCACCACTATGTTCGTTGTTAGTACAATCCGTTCCTCGTCACTATCACTAGATTCACATCCATGTGTGACGTGTCCCGGAAAGATTAGATAATCACCTGTCTCTACAGGAATGGTTAACGGATTCTGTTTATGACTGTAACTAATCTTAGTACTGTCACTATTCAATACAGCAGTATTCATACCTCCAGATGGTTCAACCATAAAGTTACCACTGTTATCTGGATGATTCAAATAATAAGCACAGACATAATCAACAATTCCGTGATCATGTGGTAGTGTTCTAGCACCTCTATAATGAACATTAAACCATGATCTATCTATCAAAAAGAACTTATCTTCTGTTCTCTGTCTGTCCTGTAAATCAACACTATGAAATCCTGTATCAAATACAGGACTAAGCATATGACTAGGAACACGAGTTCGATCATTCACTCTAAAATGAATGAACTGTAAATCATTATACAACTGTTTGTAAAATGGTGCAAGCTCTTCTATCCTATGTGGACGATACCTATCATAACCAACTGTAGAAAATGCATCACCCTCCTCTAAAGGAGATTGAATCTGTCCACTACATTGATCTTTTATTAATGATAGATTCTGTTTTATCTCACCATAACTTTTAGGACGATCAAGATGACCTTTCCAAATATATGGGGTATCAATGTTTATAGCATCAATCATCTGAATTCACAACTCATCATAATTTCGGTTAAACAAGCAAGCATATTAATTTCATGATCAGCCACGACAGTAGCATCTTTCATATACCTTGCTATTATAAGAACTGCTTCCGGGATTGAAGCAGGTTTAAGAACAGTGTATGTACTATCATATATCTTACGAAAGATAGTGGTGGGATCATTATCCATATGTTGCACCACCCAATTCTTTACTGTCTTAAAATCTTTCTGCTTCAACGCCGAAAGAAGACTATCAAAATTAACATCAGCAACATCAACGAGAATAGCTGAGTCAATGGCTCCAGTAGCAGAATAGCGTTGACACTCATTGATAAGCCTACGCCAGTCAGGATAATACCTCCTAATAAGCTTAGCCAAAACCTTATCTTCAAATTTAACATCTTCTTTTTTTAATATACCTCTAAGTCTTTCAAAGAATTGACCTTGCAATTGTACAGACTGTTCATTCTTAATACGAAAATCAACCACAGTACATCTTGAATGCAGTGGTTCGATAATCTTGTTGATAAAATTACAGGTAAGAATGAATCTACAATTGTTATGATACTCCTCTATAGCAGACCTGAGACACAATTGAACATCGTTGGTCGTGTTATCTGCTTCATCTATAATGACGACCTTGTGGGACGTTCCAGAGGTCAGTGAGACTGTTGTAGCAAACTGACGTATCTTGTTTCTAGCAGTCTCCAAGAACCTACCCTCATCTGATCCATTGATCAGAATATATGATGCACCGATCTGATCACAAAGAGCTTTCGCAATAGTGGTCTTACCAACACCAGCAGATCCAGTAAGTAAAAGATTAGGTAGTTCACCTTGACTGACGAATCCCTCAAATACCTTCTTGATAGTTTCTGGTAGAATACAATCATCAACTTTCGTTGGACGGTACTTCTCTACCCATAAAAATTCTTTACTCATTATCTAAACTCAGGTTGAAGGAGAATGTCATACGCATTGTAGCACTAGTAGATGGTTCTACGCAATGCTCTAGGTACGGTGGGAAAAGTATCACATCCCCATCCTTGATATCAGGTTTCAAGGTGTCAGCAAAATACTCTTGGAATACATTGCTTTGATGTGGGAACTTATGAATCCTGTTATTATTATCAGGACGCATAAAAGTTGTTGGAGTTGATCCTTTGTGGTAATAGATACCACACCAATAAGGATTCTTTCTCATACAACCATTAAGATGTGTATGTGGTTCCTGTCCCTGTGTATCATGGTAGATATTATACCAAAAACTATCGTACTTAAATTTGTCTGGTATATTATTCTCAGCAAAGACATATTGTATCTGCTGTTTTAAATCTGCCATGAGGCTGTCTCTTATTTGAGGAGAGACAATTGGATCAACATCTGTAATGTTAGGGAAACTAGAATTGACAGATGTAGTCCACCCTTTAGGTCTTCTATCAAGCTTCTCTGTATCAGCAATATTATACTTACTATGGTAATCAAACCTGAACGTGATTAATGGTACAAAGAAAACCTGATGTAATTGCATTATGGTTCTAAAGCAATATAATACTTGAGACCCAATCTCTCATTACTCCACTCAGAGATAAGTGCTTTAGATACTCTAGTAGAATAAACAAAACTCTCTTGTGGTTCAGATGACTCAACAAGAACCTTACGAAAATCTAACAGACGAACATTCTCCATCTTAACATCTAGTTCTAGATCTCCATTTGATGTACCCTCTACCTTCTGCTTGAAATTATTGCTTGTATCATTATCTTTATCCCTAAGAACTAACCTAATCTCTTCATCCTGACAACTAAAGGTTAGGTCTGGAAGATTGAGTATATCCTTAGATGCTTTCTGTAGATCAAGAAGAGCATTATTATGGATGGTGAATTCAATATCAGACTCTGGAAAAGTTACACTCTTATCAGGAGCAGACTTCAGAGTAATCTCTGGATCACTAAAATAATAACGAACTGACTTACCAGAATCTCTAACAGTAAGATAGTCAGGTGAGTCAAATTCTAAAGTAGGACTATCAAACAATCTAAGAGTACCAAGAAACTGTGCTAGATCATAGATTGCGAAATCAATAGGAAACTCCTCCTCGCAAGTATACTCTGCTAATATGTTCTCTGCATTACTGATGGTCTTAATCACATTCCCTTTACGGAATATAATAGACTTATTAATATCCACAAAATTGGTCAGTACCCCAATTGTTTCTCTTGTTAGTCTAACTTTATTTGTCATAATCAACGGTAAATGATGTAGCTCCAGTGTTAGCAGCTTGAGCAGCCGCAGTTTTATCATTGAAGTGGAGTAGAAGCAGACCGTAATGAATAATCTTTATGATATCCTTACGTGCTGATCCTTTTCTGTCATAACGTGATGCATACTTAAGGACATTACTCCTACAGAATGCCTCAGCATCACCCACAGAATCAATAAGGTCAAGAGTCTGAACGTTTCCGACAGAATAATGACCTCTGTATGTTTGACTGATGTAATCATGAACTTCCTTCAGGAGTTCATCTTCATTGTATTTCACGGTTTCCAAACGTAAAGTATATCATCATAATAGCACTCTCTTTGAATGCCGTCAAGATTTATAACCCGATACTTTTGTCCGTCTCGACTTATAACCCGACTTGGAGAGATTGTGCAATGCTTATCTCTAACTGTAACTAACTGACCAACCAGAGTACTCATTTCTTACCTCCAAACAATTTACGTTTTACTAATCCTACAACAACCTTAAACAGACCTCTACCAAAGGTATCACCAGTCCCTTCCATCTCATCAAACATATCCATATTTAAACGGAATGCGTAATTAGCTTCAGTAACAATAGCATCCTTTTGTTTTTGATCTAGGTTTAAGTTATCTAGGGTTGATCTATATCCAACTTTAAATTCCTTAGCATTAGGAATCTTATCAAACTCATAGAAGTAAAAACCCTCTCCTTCTGGGTTATCAAGAACACCCTGAGCAATACCTTTAAGGATCTGTCCACCAGACAGGTCACCCATGTACCTAGTGTAACAATGAGCTGCTAAGAGATATGGAGATTTCTTTTCGACTTCTCGTATCCTAGCAACATAAGCATCACATGCTGGAGATGCTTTAATAAGTCCTCTCCAATTGGGACCGTAATAGAATCTAAGATCTCTAGAAAGAGATTCTGCTCTAGACAGTTCAGGGAAATATAAAGAACCAATTACAGGATCACGCTGAAGAGACTTAAGAGA